CGTAGGAGCCGCTTCCGCTGATTGTCCCCTGACGCCATCCAAGCATTCCGATTTGTCCGTCAGCATTAGTGCCGCCGATGAAATCCTCTTCAAGGACAACGATATTTTGAGCAACAAAAAGGTCCGTTACCGACGCGATAAGGTTCGCGGATGTTGGCGTTTCCAAAAGCGTTGCAACGTTAGTTCCGAGACCGGAAACTCCGGTGGAGATTGGCAATCCGGTGCAGTTTGTCAGCGTGCCGCTTGTCGGTGTTCCTATTGCGCCAAGTGTTTTTGTGACGTTGGTAAGGTTAATCGTTCCGCCGCTAGGAGTCCCGTCAAGCGTGCCTTGGATTAGCAGGTCTTTTGTTACAAATTGCGTTGCCATATTTTATCGAGAAACCGTGTATTCCAAGGAGTAGGACGTTGTTGCATTGCCAGAGAACCAACAGCGGAAACCGCTCGTCGTCAAATCCTCCACGCCCGCAACGGCAATCTTATACGGTGCCGCGCCTGCGCCGTTGTATTTTACAACGCATTCAACGATTTTGTAATCCGCAGCAGACATTGCGCTAGCAAAGGCAACGTCAACGTAATCCACGGTCGAGCATGTCGTGCTTCCGCTTCGCCAATCGGTTGCGGTTGGAAGCGGGATTAGCGTCTCTAGGTCGATAAGCTCGCGCTTTAGCGTGATTGTGTCGGAGAAAATCACGCGCTGTTCGCCCGCTGCACGCTCGCGCTTCACTTGAAGCGTAAAATCAATCTCGTCGTCGTTTGTCTCAAAGAACTTCTTGGCAAGAGCGACGGTGTTTAATTGAAGCGTGCCAGTAACGCCTGATTTCATCACAAGATTTTCGTCTTGTATGGTATTTATTGACGGCTGCGTGGCATTATAGACGCTGCCAGTGCCAGTTGTTACAGATGTAACATTTACCGCAATCTTAAACGTAGTAGTTGATGGAACGTCTGTAATTGTTTGCGTTCCATTTATGTTTGCGCTTGTTGTTGTCCCGCTTATTACTACTGAGTCTCCAACTGCATACCCGTGCGCTGTGCTAGTCGTTATCACGGTTGGATTTGCAACGCTAACCCCACTGATTGCACGAACGGTTTGCGCCCCGCCAAGGGTTCCAATAAACGTCAAAAGAATGTTGTCGCCGTCTTTTGTGATTGCGACGTTATCCTCTGCGTCTGTTTTTTGGTAATTTATTGCAGGATGCGTATTAAGTGCCGTTCCAATTTCTTCAATTGAACTATTCAGGTCCAACAACACAACGCTTGTTTGATTGCTAGCGGTAATTTCAATTGAATACGTTCCAGAAGCGTAATTTCCGGGAGTTATCATCCATACAGAATTGCGCGTATCAGTTGGCGAATACAGATTGTATATCGCCATTGGTGTTTCGGTTATCGCAGTTGTAAGAGTTGCGCTAGCAACGGCTGTTTGCCTAATGCTGATAATTTGCTGCGCTGGCGTGCTCGCGTCTCCGTTGCGCGTGCGTTTTACAAGGACTTCACACGAAGGTTCCAGCAACGTAGCGTCTGGCGTTAAAGCTGGAACTGTTCCGTTTGAGTCCCAATCAACGCGATACACACCATCTAGTAGTTTTGTTACAGTGACAGTTCCGTATCCGGCATCCTGCGACGTTGCGTTAATGCCCGTTCTTACCTGTGAAGCGGTAGCGTTGTAATCAATGTTCCCGCTGCTGGCAAAGCCGGGAAATTCAAGAGCATAGTGCCCTCCTGTTGCTCTATCGTCAGGATTACCGATTTGAACGTAATAAACATCATCGGCAACCCAATCGGATTCCCAAGGAATTGCGCCCGTGGTCGTTGGTTTTACGGGCTGAATGCTAAGGTCAATCTCCGTGTCAGCGTTGAAAAACTCGCCCGCCGAAACGGGCGTTTGCGTCAGCCAATCAGCATACAATCCGTTTTGCTGTTGGTCTGTTGTGTCAACTATCAACGTCAAAGGCATATTGCGTGTATAGGTTAAGCGTTAGTGTTTGTCAAAGCCGTTCGCCTGTGTCGGTGTTCCAAGTGCCGTTCCAGTCAAACCATTCAATAGGGAGGATTTTTGCGACGGTAGTTGCGCCGGGTAAAAAACATGATGTAACGCCAGAGCTATTTAGGGTTATTCCATGCTGGTTAATAACGTCGCCAACAACCCCGCCATATACACCGCCAAACTCACCCGAAAATGTTTCATCGGCTGGACCGTAATTTGTAAGCCTGCTCCTATAATCTGTCCCCGCCATTACTTCAATGTTTATGTCTATTATGACAATAGGAACGCAATCGCACGTTGAGGGGGACATTATTCCGCTCCCGCGAGGAATATCCTGAATCTGATATGCGTCGCCAACAACCCCGCCATGAAAATCTCCATCGCTCGGGAAAAGGTCGTCTCCGTAACCAGTCCCCTCGGGCGGGAGTATTTGCACCTTTGCTGATATTGCCAGAGTATCAAAGTCAGGTGCTCCGGTATTTATCAAAAGGTCTCCGTAATATATGTTTGATTCTGGCTTGGCTAATAATCTCTCGCTGTCGCATAGTGTATTCCCGCCGAAAATGCTAAATGGTTCGACATACCTAAAAAGCTCTATCTCCTGATTCCCAAACCCTTCAACAAGGTCGTAGATTTTCAGCTTTAACTTTTTCCAACGCCACCACCAACAAACGGCTTCTTCAACCTTTACCTTCAACGGCGAAATGCTAGGGTCTAATGCTGTTGGCGTTCCAGTCACAAGCCCCGGCGTCACGAATGGCATCATCCATGTATTATTCGGGTCAACGCATGCGCGTGTGTTCGCGTAACACGGTATAACGGCAGTCGTCATGCGTTAGGGTCGTTTAGCTTGCGGAACGGGAAGAAGCCATACACAAGCTCGCCGTTAACAATGATGTAAGCCTCTTGCGATTTGCCGAGCATTTCAGACAAGTCTAGTATGCGGTTTTCGTTTGACTCTCGCACGATGCCATTTGGGAACGTGGACGCGATAACCTTTTCGTCGCGATTGATGCGCTTTACGACTTTGGTTGCGTAGTCCTTGTTGAGAAAGCCTTTATCGTAGGCGTCGTCTCCCGGTAATGGTAGCTTTTCTAGTGCCATTAGACGTTACGCAGCGTTAGTGCTTTCCAGCGGATATAGATGCTTTTCCGGTAGTAAATCGGGCCTTTGTAAATGCCGTTCTCGGTGTCCTCCGCAAGATACCAATTCCCCGCAACGAACTTGCCCCAATCGCCATAGGTAAAATACGAACCCGCGATTTTCTCAATCCGTGGCGCATCGAGTTGCGGAATCGGCTTTAACGAGTATTCGTAGCGAATCTGGCACGGAACGGTTTCGGCAATCGTGACAATATCGCCATCCGTGGTTAGCTCTTGGCGTGCGTAGTTGACCGTTGAAAACTCCACGCGGGCGCACGGAAGGCTGGAATAGGTGAGCGTGTATTCCAGAACGCCATTGCCAACGTCCGATGTGTCGCTTTCGTGGACTAGCCACATATAGCCTTTCATCGTCTTAATTCGCGTTCCGGCTTTCGTGCGCTTGTAGTAGTATTGATCAATGCGATACTTGACCTTCATTTCCGCCGTCCGCTGGTCGCCTGTCTCGTTATACGGCAGGATGATACCGCCCTTGTCGGAAAATGGCGTGCTCCATTCCGCAGAGCCAACTTGCATCGGCACTCGGTAATTTCCGTCTGAGTATTTGGAGTTAGCCATTGTTAGCCGTGTTTTAGCACTTTCACTACAAGCGTATCAACTTTCATTTGGTTGCCCGCTGCTGCGCCCGCCGCTCCCGCTGCCGGTGCGTTGGGGTTTAGGTTTGGAACGCCGTTTGCCTTATCGCCGCCAGCAACGCCGCCAAATCCAGCGTTTGCGGCAGCCTGCGCTAACCGACGCGCACGAGACGCAACAATACGCGCTGCCTTGCGCTCTGCGCGTGCTTGGTCGCGTTCGGCTTTCTTTTGTTCGGGCGATTTTAGCTGTTCCTCAATCGCTTGCTTGGTTTCTAGAAGTTGCTTTTCTTTTAGCAGCCCGTTTTCGAGTTCTTTATTTTGGTTCTTGCGAGCGTCCTCAATTTCCTTCTCTAGGCGCAGCTTTTCGCGAAGCAGGTTGGCCGCCTTGTCGCCTTTTGTGATTTCGGTTTCGAGAATTGCAAGTCTGTCGCGTTGCGTGTCTGCATCTTCTTTATTGCGCTCTGCCTTTTGCTTTTCTTTCTCAATGCGTTCCGCCTCCGACTTGTTGACGGCAGCGATAAAGTCGCGGTATTCCTCTTGTTGGGATTTAAGTCTGTCGCGCTGATACTTCTTTAGGTTTTCTTCTTCCTTGATTTGGTCTTCGTAGAACTCGCGCATTGCGGAGTCCTGCATTTCCCAAATCATTTTATCCCATTCAAACTTGTCCTTTAATTGCCGTTCCTCGTCCTGCGCTATTTCCTTTTTGCGTTTTGCTATAATCTCGTTGTCGGCAATTTTGTTCTTAGCAGAAAGGTCGCTAAGCGCGATTTCTTTAAGAATGGTCTTTTCGTCGTCTTGAAGATTTGGGTTTCCGTTAATCGCAGCGATTTCTCGGTCATAATCAAGCCTGCGCTTTTCAGCATCAGCCAGTTCGCTTGCGCCGTTCGCTTGCGTTTGTAATATCTCATTTTCGCGCTGCCGCTCTGCAATAATCGCTGCGACAATATCCTTGCGAGCAAGGGCAAGTTCCATTTCGCGCTCGTTAAGTTTAACGCCTCGCTCAAATGCGGTGTCCCCTCCGACGAATCGCGAAAGGTTGGCAAACCCTTTAGAGAAAAATCCTGATTGCCCCTCACGCGCTGTCTGGATTGTTTTAAGTTGTTCCGACGCTCGTGTAAGTCCGGCGGATAATTCGCCGCCTGTTCCAAACTTTGCAATTTGGTCAAGTTCCGCATTTGTCTCCGCCGCCGCTTTGTTAAGTTCCTCAAATGCTTTTTTGCCGCCGTAAATTGCGGTTCCAAGTGCCGCGCCAACGGCAATAACGCCGCCAACAAGCATTCCTTTCGGCCCAAGGATTGAAAGAAGCTGCGAGCCTTGTTGCCCCATTACCTGTAAGCCGCTCATCCCGCCTTGAAGCGATACAGCAATGTCTTGGACCTGCATCGCCGCGTTGCCCGTTTGGAAGTTGCGGAAATTAGCGTTGCCTCCGCCGCTCGCTGTGAATGCTGGCGATACGTTTGTTGCCGGACCACGCGATGAACGGGCAACCGCAGAAAAGTTTTGCAGTGCCGCAGTTTGCGCCTTAATCGCTGCTGCGTGCGCCTTGCTCTGCGCCGTGGCCGCGTTTGCCTGCGCCGTCTGGACTTTCAGCGCGTTGACTTGCTGCATTGTAGCAACAGCATTCGCGGCGGTTGTTTTGGTGACGTTGTTGATCGTCACGTTCAGCTTTGTAGATGCCGCGCCAGCCGCGTTGACCTGAGCCACTGTTTGCTGCAACGCGGACACAATTGCCGATGCGTCCAACCCGATGCTGCCGACAATGCTATTTGAATCAGCCATGTTTCGCCGCCTCCTTCATCTTCTTCGCCTTTTCGCGCTTCAATATCGCGGATACTTTTTCGTTGTGCCGTGCCGCAACTGCGTCGGAACGTTTGTTGACTTTCGGCGCACCGTTACGGAGTCCGTTGACGCGCATAAGCTGAAACAGAACCGATAGCGGAACGTCCATGCAACGCTCCCAATCCATGCGAAACGGTTCATCGGCCATTTGAGCGCAGACGGTAGCACAAGTGCAAGCGAGCGTCTTGTCGATGCCGCCGCTAGGTCTGCCGCCAACGCAGTCGAGAAAAGCGCGGTCGATGTAGTCGTTAATGTCCTTCGCAGCTAATTCCAAGTCCACGGAAAGGCTTTGCTCCAAGAACGCCTGCTTAACGGACTCGTCGAGTGTGAAATCCTTGCTAACGAACCAGAGAAATTGAATAATTGCCGCGTAATCGACAGTGCCGCCAACAATAAACGGAGAACGCGCTACGTTTAGCCATGCAAGCCGTCGAAGCGTCAACGGCGCAACGTCTATGCCAGCTATGCGTTCAATGCCTAAAAACGCAAGATAGCGGTCCTCTTGTTCGCTCCTTACGGCAGCGTCATACTCTTCACGCGGAAATGGTGGTAATTTCGCCACGCATTACGATGCCGTCACGGAGCCGTTAATGACCTTCTTTCCGGTAACGGAGAGAGTCCGCATTGCGCCTGCGTCGTTGCTGATGTTCGGAACGCAGCTATCGACAACCCAAAGCTCGCTAGCAAAGTTTGGGTCAACTTCGTAAGTGAACGTGTCGCCGTGCTGAGGATGCGCGGTATTGCTCGCCGCAAGCTGCAACTCTGCCGAAAACTCCGCAAGTCCGAGCGTGGAACGGCGACGCGCCGGAAGTCCGTTAACGTCATAGTCAATAGCTTCCGTAGTCGGGCGGGTGACGTTGAACGAGTTGACGATGTAAGCAACGCTGTCGATTGTGATTGATGCAGAGCCGTATGCTTGGCTTCCGTCAATGTAGCGAGTGTTTGGCATTTTCTAGGTGATTGTTGGTTAAAACTCCGGCCACGCTTCGGGCCTAATTGCAACGACTAGGTAGTATGTTAACACCGTTATGTCAATGTTATTGTCATCGCTGAAACTATCGACTGTCCCCGTGTCGCGAATGTCGGTAATTTCGATAACGTCGCTAGTCAGATTGTGCTTGGAATAGCGCAACGTCATCCGCTTGCGGGTTTCACCAAGCAGCGCGGAATGATTGTCGATATGCGTTATCTCACCGCGATTTGACGCAACGGTTATCTCTAGCTGCGCTTCCCAAGTGTCGTGTGTTTGGTCGCCGTTCGTAAATATGCGCCGATGCTCAATCGACTCGCCTAGCTTGCACTTCAATTCCAGCCGATTGCTTTCAATATCAACCTGTTCACGGGAAACGTATATATGACTTCCGACGCCTTCAAGAATCGTGCGGAAAGCGGCCTCAACGTGCTTTTCGACTTGGTATAGTTCTGATAATGCTACGCTCATTTGCGGATTAGCTGTAACATGCGACGCTTGATAGAGCGATTAAATTGTTCACGATGCTGCATGGTAGCTTCACGGAGAATGTCCGATGCGTCAAACTTAATGTATCTGCTAGGCGTAGTTAGTAGCGGATTGTAAATCGCAACGCTTAGAACTTGTTTGCCGCCGCGAATCTGCCCGTAAGCGCGAGGCGGTTCTTTAGCTGGTTTTCTGCGCGTGTAGGACGATTTGATGTGTCCGCCCGCTTGCACGCCAAACCCGAGCGAGTCTCCAATTTGCGTCCACGACTTCTTGTATAGGAATCGTGCCTGCGCTCGCTCTTGGATGAACTTGCGCTCCTGTGTCTGCATTCGCCGTGCGCGTTCTTGTAGTAGCTCCTGATACGCGCCCCAAACATCATCAGGAACATGCCAGTCAGTTACATTATACCACCGCGTTCCGTGATAAACCCAATGCGTCCCCGATTTGCTGACACGAAGCGAAGGCAAAACCAAGTCGTGCGAAGTGGGGATCATGTTCACGCGCTTCTGATACTCAAAATGCTGGTTTTGCTCGATGAGTGCCTTGTCGCGTGCGGGCGTCAATTTAACAGCCGTGGCGAGGCTTTTACGCACGTAATCAAGCAACTCCCGCTTGAATGCATCCATGTTCATTTTCTGCAACCCAAGCAATCGCTTTTTCAGCTTTGCTAGGTCGAGTTTGAATCCGGACTTTTTCACGTCACTTCTTTAAAACTGCCGAGAATTTGACCGTGGGTTCCCTGTCGGCAATCTTGTATTTCGTGACAACGTAATTCTTCCCGCCCATCGAAAAGTTCGACTTTGCCGCTAGTCCCGATGCCGTCCAGTCGGTTTTCGCAATTTCAATGTCAACGTCCCTGTCCGGCTGATAGCCCGAAAGCGTTTGCCCGCGCTGAATCTCAACGGTTGTTGCGATTACGTCATAAGACGCGCTGCCGTTGACCGTGATTTGTTCGCCGCCATACATGCCCGCTGCGAGCATGGCGTTGAACGCTGCTAACCTTTCGGTTGTGTAGGACATTAAGGCACGTTCCCGCCAGCGACAGGATTGAGAATCAACTTGCCGGAAGAATTGATGACGCCAAGGTGGATTACCGTGTCGCCAGTCGTAAGGTCTGCGCGTGTTTTGGTGATTCCGCCAGCAGTTCCAGAAAGCCAAACGTCATCGCCAACTGCGACGGTTCCGCCAACCGTAAATCCGCCTAAATCTTTTGAGCAATAGGTGATTTTCTGGCCGGATGATGCCGCGTTGACTGCAATTCCGGCAAATGTGTTTGCGGGTGCCGTTCCGTTTGCGTCTGCAAGTTTCAGTTTATTGCTATCGGACGTGTCAATATACAACGCTTGACCTTGCGTAATAGTTGCGCCTGCAACGCCTTGGTCGATTGTTGCGGTGGATGACGGAAGAACGCTTGCTGCGGTAATAGAAATTGCGGCCATAAATGTTGGTTGCTTGTAATGTTATGCTTGTAATTAGGCAAGAAAAAACCCGCTCCGATTAAGAAGCGGGTTTCTCTGAGTGATTGGCTATTAGCCGAGCAAGATTGCGACGTTCTCCGGCTTCCAGACTTTCGCCTGATAGACGCAAGTGATGTCGATGATGTTCTTCTGGTAACCCTTATAGGTTGCCACTTCAAACACCAATCCGGTCTGCTCGTCGCGGATTGTCATGCGGTCTGCCGCAGCGTCACCGCCGTAAGGCTGAGCCGGAGGACGCATCACAAGTTCGATTGCAGACTTGTGCATTGCGACGTTCGCCGTGTAGCTGTCGCCAACTGTCACCGCGTCGTTGTTTGCGGTTGCAATCAGCAAGCCGGGGTTTGCGATTGTGACTACGTTCGATGCGAGCGCGGTTTTGACAACGTACTTGTTGGTAGAATCGCTGGCGTGCGTGAGAATATCGCCCGCAACGATTGTGCCGCTTCCGGTGTCGAGAGTGAGCGCGGTCGAACCAACGGCGACGTTACCGAGGTTGATGAGGTATCCGCTTCCGGTGCCCTTTGTGTGGCTTGCAACTTGCGCCGACTCGCGAATTGCAATTCCGAGCAAGTCGAGAAGCGAACCGCGACGGAGAGTTTCGGACGTGCCAGCGGTGTTCGCCTGATACAGCGATGCAAGCTGACGAAGTTTCGCGCCTGCCGCCGTGTTGATAACGAGCGAAAGCATTCCGTCGTCAGGGCATCCGTTGTCGATAAGAACCTTGCGGATATCGGCAATCGTGTTGAAGTTGCTGGCGAACGGAGTCGTGCCAGCGGTTCCAACGGCACGCGACGCGCCTTTGTAGGCAACGCTACCAACGTGAGTTTCAATCGCGTTGACAATCTTGCGGATTGCCTGCGTGAACATATCGTCGAGCAACGCCTGTCCAGCGGTGTTGTCAATCTGCCGCCATACTTCGCCAGTGACGGGAATCTGGACGTTAGCGGTTTGCCCGATGGTCACGGTATCAACCGCAATCGTCTGGTTGTCGCCTTCGGGAATCGTCATCGCGGGCGTTACGCTAGTATTCAGCGTAGGCGCGGGTGCGTAGTGCGAAGTTACGGTGCCGCCAGTGCTGACGCCAGCATCGGACGAGTTGATTGTGACGGACGGGATGAAGCCCGTAATTTCACGCGCTACACGGTCTTTTGCGCGGAAGATGTTCTCAAGTAGAGAACTGACTGTGAGGTTACCCATATTAGTTTAGTGTGTGGTTAGTCTTGAACTTTCCCGCGCTTTGTTAGGATGTAATCGCGCTGCTCTGCGGGTGAGAGCTTTGCGAAATCTGCGCGGCTCATTGCCGCAATTTCTTTGTTGCCTTCCGGCTTGAACGATGCGCCCTTTCCAAGAGCGGCAGTAAAGCGAGCTTCGGCAGCGGTGAGTTCTGCGGCGGCGATTTCTTTCGCCTTGGCTTCTGCGTTTGCGGAGACGTTAGCAAGTTCAGCTTTCAGCGCGGCAATTTCGCCAGTTGCGGCGGAAAGTGCGGCAGCGGAGGCGTCTTGTGTCTCCTTGTTTTGGGTCTGGTATTCCGCGATTGCCGCTTTCACGGAATCAGCGACGAGTGATTTGATTTCGTCAGGTGTCATTGTGTTGGTTTCAGAGAAAAGAGCGGTCGTAGCCGCGCCACGTTCAACAAGGTCCGCAGCTTGGAAGTCGAGCGGAAGTCCTTCGGGGTCTTTCGGGTCGTATGAAAACACGACGGAAAACATCATGTTGTCAGGATCAGTTTCCGCACCCCAGAAGATAGCATCGCGGTATTCGGTAGGCGCAACGTGGAAGTCCGCAGCAAGGTCGCCATCTCCATCCACGCGGAAGTTCTTTAGTGCTCCAACCTTTGCGTGCAGTCGGTCCTTGTCCTCGTCGAGATAATCGTGCGTCCAGTGAACCGGAATTGCACGATTGCCAGCGTGCGCCATGAACGAAGCAATGTGCTTATGCTTTACTTCGCTAGGCCCGTGGTCGGATTTTACCTCGCCAAGCTCAATAACTTTGACGCCATAGATAACATTCTTTTCCGCGTCGATGCGGGTTTGTTTGAATGAGAATTGAAGCGCGGCTTGTGCCATTTCGCGCCTTTTCTCATTATTGAGAGCGACTGTCAACAGTTTTTCTCAATCGTGAGAGTTACTAGGCAAAAAGAAACCCGCCGCAACGTCCAGATTAACGCCACGGCGGGTCTATGTATGCAACGCGGAAATCAGAATGGATACGCCTTATCCACGGCGATGCGCCAATTGTCGAAAGTCAAATCGCCGCTGAATCGGCACGCCACGGAATCGCAAGCGTATTCGTAATGCCAATCGGGGATGCGCGTGTATCCAAACATTTCACGCAATCTATTGTTCAAGTAAATCCTGCATCTATCCAGCGTCGAACGATGTTGTCGTTTCATTCCTTGCTTGTAGCACGGCATTGATTTCTTGCAAGCGGAAATCGTGCGTGATAACGTGCGGCGAATGGCGAAACAAAAAACCAGAGGCGAGAACGAACTTGAAATATCCGGCGCGGCGAGTGCTCTAAAATACCTAGAGAAGTCCGTTGCGCGGTTGCAGGAATCGCTCGAAGCCGCCACAAAAGAGCTTAACGAAGCGATTGCAAATCAGTCCGCGAATCCGCCCGAAAAGGACGGAGAGGATTGGGATAAAATCGTTGCGCGTTGCCGTGCGAACCGGAAAGAGATTCAGCAAGAATTGCTTGGGTTTTCTAAGCTGCTTCTCGATTACGACAAGAACGTAGATACGTCGCGTAGGGACGCGAGCGAGTCCATTACTCGGTCGGACGCTGAAAAGTTTTTCTTCGCGTTCGCAATTGGAATGCGAGGCGCGACGGAACAGTTGATTATCCGGCAGTGTCAGGACGCGATGGAAGTGAAGTCGCCGGAGGAAATGTATAAAATCATCGCACCGTTGTTGCGTGAGTGCTATTTCTCCGCGCTGAAATCGGCAACGGAGGAATCGCAAATGCCCGCGTGGGTGAGGACGACGATTGAAGGAGCATTGTGACAAACGCATTAGAATACGCGAGGAAGCACGTATATTTCTGGCAAAGCTCGCCAATTAGCGGAGCGTTTGACCCGTCGAAATATCCGTTTATTATTGATCCACTGCTTTCGCTGGATGACATTGATTGCAAAGAGACAGTTGGATACGGCCCCGCTCAATCGTTCAAGTCCGTATTCCTGCAAATCGCGACCGCATACCGCCTCGCAATCTCGCAATGCTCTGTGCTTGCCGTAGCGCAATCGGACGACGACGCTGACGAGTTCTCAAAAGTGAAGCTAGGCCCGTTTCTGGATCGACTACCGCACTTGGACCGGATGCAAGTTGCAAAGCCGACGATTAACTTGCGACGGTGGGCAAACCACGAGTTGATCATTAGCGGACCCGGCGCAAATGCTCAAAACTCCAAGTCTGCGCGGTTTGTCCACACCGATGAGGCGCATCTTTACAAACACGGCATGCTTGCTGCGCTTATGGACCGATGCGGGCAGCGATGGAACCGTCACGCGCTTCACGTCACAACAGCCGCAGACAAAGGCACGGAAGTTGATATAAAATACCACCAAGGCGACCAGCGCGAATGGAACGTGCGCTGTATCCATTGCAACGCGCTATTTGAACCGCTTTGGGAGGACGCCTCACGCGAGAAATACAACGGGCATCGCGTATTCCAGTGGATAGACAACGGCAGCGAAACGGAAACGCTCAACTCCATTCAGTTCGTGTGCCCGCATTGCGACAAGCCGATTGAGAACACGCCTCGCAACCGCGTCCTTATGGACGATGGCGCGGATTATGTCGCGATGAACCCCGCCGCCGATAAATCTGCGCGTTCGTTCCGGTGGAATGCGTTTGCGTCACGGTTCAAGCCGTTGCGCGACTTGCTTTCGATTTACTTGAAGGCGATTGAGTCCGCGAAACTCGGAGACTTTAAGCCATACGAGAACTGGGTGAAAAAGCAGGAAGTCCGTACTTGGACTGGCGAGATTCCGCAAGTTGGCGTTGCGAATGTCGGGCGTGACCATAAGTTAAACGATATTGAGGTAAAAGAGGAAGATTTGCGCGTTATCTCGTGCGACGTGCAAGACAAGGGCGGCTTTCACATTTGGGCGTTGGTTGATTTGTGGCATCCGAACGGCGATAGCAAGCGATTGGCTTACGAGAAACTTGCTTCGTTCGATGACCTTCGCGCATTGCAGGAGAAATACAACGTGAAGGATTTGAGGGACACGAAAACGCATTCGTGCGTTGCAATCGACCACGGGCATCGTGAGCCGGAAGTGTTCGCCGCGTGCGCTCGATGGGATTGGCTGGCGTTGAAGTCCACGAGCGAAGAAGAGTTTTCGCATTACATTCGCCGCAACGGGCAGCCGGATTTGCAAGTGATGAAGCCGTGGAGTCCGGTTCGATCTGGCAATCCGCTTCTAGGAAAGTCGAACGCTCAACGCGCAAAGCTCTGCGCGACGCGCCTATGGAGTAAGCCGCGCATTTATTCTATATTCTACACGCTAAAGAACGGCGACACGAAGCGGGCATACAGCATTGCTACGGACTTCTCGCCTGTTTTCGTTGACCAAGTGCATTCATACGTTCCGAGCGAAGGAGTTGATAAAAAGACGGGCGTTTTTACGAAGCAACTTTGGCGGAAGGTGAAAGCCGATGACCACGGGTTTGTTTGCGGAGCGCAGTCGTTACTTCTCGCAATTTTGCACGGCCAATTTAGCGTTCCTGATTTGTAGCTTGCCTTGTATTCTCAATTATGAGAAACAAGCGCAATGCCTAGCCCTAAAAGGATTTTCAGAAATGCGACACTCGCAGAAGTGCAAGCCGCACACGCTGCCGCTTTGGACCGCGTTACGAACGGCGCATTCACTTCATTGTCGGGCGGCGGAACGTCGTCAACGAAGCAATACGCCAACGACCAAGAGATTTTATTTGAAGCGTCTTACGAATTGGACGTTCGCAACTCAACCGTAAAGCCAACGCACACAACGCAAGACTTTTCCGAGTTGCGTGAGCACAACACAACCGTAACAGGATGAACATTATCGCACGAGGCGCGTTGCAGGTCGCAAAATGGGCCGGATTTAACGCCGCCGAAAAGAACAAGACGCAAAAGCAGGCAGACAGGTCGGGCACAAACCCCGATTCACTCGCGGCGAACCGTCAACGCATTCAGCTTTCGCTGGAAGGCGAAAATGCCGTCAAAAATACTCCATTTGGCCGGAATTACGTGCAAAAGCGTCGAATGTATTGCAGCGGGCAAATATCATGGTCGCCGGATACCGGAGATGCCGCGCTGGACGAGTTTGTTGCCGCCAGATTGCACGAAGAATGGCAGAAAATGGGCGTGGAATGCTCCATGTATGACGCTTTTTCGCGTGTTGCGGACGTGCATTTACCTGTTTCCGGCGATGCAATGTTGCGTTGGTATCGCGACGAAAACGGGCTAAAACTGCTTGAAATCACGTCAGACCGCATTGGCGAGCCTTGGGGATCGCAGGACGAGACGCCGGATGACGGCAGTTACTACCGTTCGGGGCTGTATTGGCAAGGCCCGCGAGTCGTTGGATACAAGATTTACCAGCGCGGAGAGGGCAATTCTTACGAAAAGCCGGAACGAGTTGACGCGGCAGAGTGCATTTTCTTTAAGGACGACATTTTTGGCGGCTCTCGCGGTATTTCCATTTTTTCGGCTGCATTGGAGGACGTGAACAGCCGGTATCAGATTTTGAAGGCGACGAAAGACACGATGTTGCAGCAATCCAAGGTTGCGGCGATTGCGCGGAACAATTCGGGTGCGCCTTCCGAGTTTGATTACCAGACCGTTGCACCGACAAACGTAGATACGATTGATTACGTCGAGTCTTTTGCCGATGGCGCGGTCGTAAAATACCAGTTCAACGGCGACTCGTATCAAGTTTTGAAGGGAGAGCATCCGTCAGACTCGTTCTTGAAGGGGCTGAAATACGTTGACGCACAGGCTTGTTTGGCTGTCGGGATGCCTTACGAGTTCTTGTTTACCGCGCAAGACAGCGGCGGTGCGCCGTCACGATTGGCGATTGAGATTGCAAGCCGTGAGATTACGCGCATCCGTGAGCGAGTCCACCGCCCGAGGTTGGATAAAATCGCTTACGTGACGATCATGGACCTTGTGAACCGCAAGGAATTGCCGAATAATCCTAACATTACGCGAGGGGCGTGGCAGTTTGGGACATTACCGACCGCCGATGCGTTCCGGGACGCTGCCTCAGACATAAAAGACGTTCGATTTGGGTTTAAGACACTCGGAGACGTGATTTCCGCTAATAGCGGGCGAACATACCCCGTTGTTCTGCGCCGGACGATGCAGGAGGCCATTGCGAAGCATAAAGCCGTGCAAGACGCCAATAGAGCGTTGGAGGAGGCAGGTTACGAGGCAACAATCACGCTTGAGGACATTGGCGCGTTGTTCGACAACCCGCAATCGCAACCGACTAGCTTGACAGAGTCGGATAGTTCGCTAGATTCTCCTTCGCAGGTTAAATAGAACCGTGGGAGATTACCACGGCAGGGGCGTTTTCTTCGTTGTTCCGTCCTTCATTGAAAAGCCTGCAACGATTTTAATCTTCCGAAACGAAGAATAGCCGCAGAGATGCGGATTCAGTAGCATAACTAACCGAATCATCGGCTCCAATATGCGTTTGGGCATTGAAATGCCGATGGCTACTGAAAGTTTCTGTTGACGATTGGAATAACCGGAGTAAAAGACGCGCATGAAAATCAACGCCGAACTGGACTCTTGCGCTTCCGACGACCCGTGCGAGCCGGAAACTTGGTGGATAAACCTTGATTGCCCTGTATGTAAGCTGCGCAGGGCATCTAGCGATGATGATTTGAGAGAGCTTAAATGCTACGATTGCGGGACAGTTTTTGCTACGGACTCGAAAGACCCGTTCGATAAAGAATCTGAGTGGAGAATAATTCCTGTTGACACGAAACCCGATTGCGCGTAATTTCCCCACGTTCGCGCGTCATCGCTGACACAGATTTTTCCAGACAACAACGGAAAGGCCCGCAAGGTGATGACGCACCAAGCGGGCTTTTCTTTTGTCTCCGATGGCTTTTAATCTTCTATCGCAGCGGGGGAAGTGCGGACGGCGAGGCTTACGGCTCACAGTAGGCACAAAAGACCGCCGACTGTAAGCAATGGCGGGCGTCAGAATCACGACTTGCGAAACGAGCAGGCGCGAACGCTGGAAAGTTCCGGCTACTTACTCGGCTGCAATACAATTTTAGACTCAGCGGCGTGGACAGTGACACGCGGCCCTGACTTGTGACTTACTACGAGAACAGCGCAAACAGGGATGCACGAAATCCGAAAGGAGCAGCAGTGGGGGACCAAACAATCCTCATCGGGAAACTATGAAATTCTCGTTGAATAATTATGGGAAATGCCTGCCACTAGCCGGTGCAATTCCGGCCTGAGTCACCTTTAACATAAAACACATGAACACAGAACAGCAACAGCCTGTTCAAAAACTGAAATAACAAATGAAACCAACACCGATACACTACTTTATCTTCGTTCGTCCTCCCGGTTCGTGGACTTGGACCATGCACACAAACAACGCTTTTTCGGGAACGCCTTGGAGGACTGGCGACATTGAAAAGGCGAATAAGATGGCACAGTCGATTTCAGAGCATTCTACCTATTGCGCTATCGTCAAAGGAATCGAACTCCCGCAAGAACAGGATACGGAGCAATACGCGCTCTTTGCGGACGGGGATACGGTTTACAAACCGGCTGAACCGCACCTTTCAATGCGGACGAAATAACAAATTTACCGTGGCACAACGCCAGTCGCGCATGCAAACAAAG